CCAACGCCAGCGCCAGCGCCCGCACCTGTTCAGGTTGCCGCAGTTGTTGCAGAATCTCCTTCTGATGTTTTAGCTCGTCGTAAGAAAGCTGAAGATCGCACGCTTGGCGAAAGCACCTCTGGTGGAGACGCGGAAAACCCGACTAAATCCTTGCTGGGACAATAAATGGCAAACTCTGTAGCAGAACAAATCATTCGCCGGTACGACAAGCTGGACGGTGGTCTGGGTACGTGGCGCTCCCATTGGGAAGAAGTAGCTGACAGAGTTCTGCCGCGCTACGCATCTACTATGACGGCTGGTGCTGGAGATAGTCAGACACGAGGCGAGAAGCGCACAGAGAAGATGTTCGATAGTACAGCAGCACTTGGTCTTGAGCGGTTTGCTGCTGCAATGGAAAGTATGCTGACACCGCGCAATCAGCAGTGGCACAGGCTTACTACATCTGATCCGTATCTAAACAGAGACCGAGAAACAAAGCTGTGGTTTGAAGAGGCTACGCGGGTTCTGTTTAAGCATCGTTATGCCCCTAAAGCAAACTACGCTAGTCAGCAGCACGAAGCCTATATGGGTCTTGGTGCATTTGGCACAGCGGCAATTCTGACAGAGAGAAATGAAAAGGGCGGAGGGCTTCGCTACCGTGCGCTTAATTTGCGTGAGGTTGTGTTTGATATGTCCTCTCAGGGCATCGTTGATACTGTGTATCGAAAGTATACCCTCAAGGCCCGTCAGGTCTCTCAGAGAGTTGACAGTGGGTTCTTCACCAACGCGCCGGATACTATCGCGAAGGACATGAAGGAAAACCCAGACAAAGAATACAGCATTATTCATTGTGTTAAGCCGCGTGAAGAAGCCTATGGAACAGGTCGCATAGACTCCAAGGGTATGCCGTTTGCCTCGTACTATGTTCTGGTAAACGAAAAAGAGATTTTGTTTGAGGGCGGCTACAACACATTCCCCTATGCCATCAGTCGGTATGTTACTGGACCCGGTGAAATCTACGGACGTTCACCCGCAATGATGGCCCTGCCTTCGATCAAGGTCTTGAACGAGCAGAAGAAGACAATGCTCAAGCAGGGGCATAGAGTTGTTGATCCGGTTCTGTTGACCCATGATGACGGCATTATTGATACATTCTCTCTGACTCCCGGCGCTATCAATGCTGGTGGTGTGAACGCTTCCGGCCAGCGTCTTGTGCATGAGTTGCCGACTGGCAATCTCGCGGCTGGTCAAGAGCTTATGGACATGGAGCGTAGCGTTATCAACGACGCCTTCCTTGTCAGCTTGTTTCAGATTCTTGTTGAAAGCCCAGCGATGACAGCAACAGAAGTGCTGGAGCGCGCCCGAGAGAAGGGTGCGTTGCTGTCACCGACGATGGGTCGTCAGCAGAGCGAGATGCTGGGACCAATGATCGAGCGTGAAGTCGATCTGCTAATGCGTCAGGAGATGTTCCCGCCTCTGCCGCCAGCTTTGATTGAGGCCGAGGGCGAGTTTGAGATCGAGTATGATAGTCCGCTGACACGCTCACAGCGTGCAGAAGAGGCCGCTGGTTGGCTTCGTACACTAGAGGCGGCTATTGCGTACTCCAACACCACTCAGGACTTGAGTGCGCTAGATCACTTTAATGTAGATGTGATTTATCCTGCACTGGCTGAAATCAATGCGGTTCCAACGTCTTGGATGAACAGCGCAGAAGCCGTGCAAGCAGCCCGTGAGCAGCGCGCGCAACAGTCTGAGATGCAGCAGATGGTTGAAGCTGCCCCAGCGGCGGCTGGAGTTATGAAGGCGTTGCAGTAATGCCAGAAGCAAGTGATTCCGAAAAGTTCCTTACTGAGCGCAAGCGCAACTATCAAGGAGCGTTTAAGGGAGTTGCAGGCAACTTAGTACTAGATGATCTAGCTAAGTTCTGCCGCGCAGATGAAAGCACGTTCCATACTGATCCTCGCGTTGAGGGAGTAATGCAAGGGCGTCGGGAAGTTTGGTTGCGTATCTCCAAACATCTCAATCTTACACCACAAGAACTAATGAGACATTTCAACCCAACAGGAGTCTAATACCAATGACCGAAGAAACCGGGTCCGTAGAAGCGGGCAACCCTGCACCTGACGCAGGTGAAGTAGCAGCAGTTGAAGCCGCGCCTGTATCAGCACCGGCATCAGAGGCCGCACCGGCCTCTCAAGATTGGTTAAGTTCGATTGAAAATACAGAATTGCGTACCCTAGCCGAAACAAAAGGCTGGGATAAAGGTGGACCAGAGAGCGTCCTATCCAGCTATCACAACCTAGAGAAACTGTTCGGTGCCGACAAAGCGGGCCGAGCCGTAGTGCTTCCAGCGCCTGACGCAGACGAAGCAGCAATGAGCGAGTTCTACAACAAGCTAGGCCGACCAGATAAGGCGGACGGCTATGATTTGCCAGTGCCAGAAGGGCAAGATGGTCAAATGGCCGAGTGGGCCAGCGGCGTGTTTCACGAAGCAGGACTAACCGCCAGACAGGCCAAGATTGTCTCTGAGAAGTGGAACGACCACGTAGGTTCGCTTCAACAGGATGGAGAGGCGCAAAACACACAAACGGCTCAAGACGCAGAAGCTGAACTGAAACGTGAGTGGGGCGCGGCTTATGACCAAAAAGTTGTAGGTATCAACCAAGCCGCCACAGCCCTAAACATGACCGAGGAGCATCTTGCGGGCCTGCGTAGTGCAATGGGACCGTCTGCGGCCATGAGGTTTGTCGATGGCCTAGCAGGAAAGATGGGAGAGGCCCCAAACGATACTGGTGGCTTCAGCGAAGGAGTAGCACTAACTCCGTCTTCAGCAGCTTCTGAACTAAGCAAACTGAGTTTGGACAAAGAGTTCATGGATGCTTGGATGAACAAGAACCACCCAGCACATAACTGGGCTATGGACAAAAAGCAGCGTCTCGCAAAAATGGTAGACGGTGTTGGCGTGTAATTTAACTGTTGCATAATTGCAACGACTGTGACATATTTATTGTAAGCGCACCAATAGGTGTCGAACAGGCGCACCCGTCGATAACCCGTAGGCCGACATATTAGCTCCTTAGTAGTGTGGCCCCGATTTTCGGATAAGCCCGTCTTGCTTTTGTTTTAACGGACAAATGGAGGGCTATCCCAATGTCCAACGAAATTATGAATTGGTCAGTCATTGACTACAAGTCTACAGTGGACCACCTGCTTCAGCAGAAGGGTTCCAAATTCCGCATGTGCGTCATGGAAGAGAGCTTCCAAGGCAAATCAGGCGTTCCAATCAATCAGGTTGGTGCTGTTACCGCTCAGAAGCGCACGACTCGCCACGCTGATACACCGCTTATTGAAACCCCTATGGATCGCCGTTGGGTATACCCGACCGATTACGAATGGGCTGATCTAATCGACGATCAGGACAAGCTGCGGATTATCGCTGATCCGACCTCGCCTTATGCCATTAACGGCGCATATGCACTTGGTCGCGCGATGGATGATGAAGTAATTGCAGCTTTCACAGGCACCGCAAAAACCGGCGAAGACGGCGGCACATCTACTGCTCTCCCAGCAGGACAGACTGCCGGAACAACCGCTGGTGGCATGACCATCGCAAAGTTGCGTGAAGCTATGCAGCTTCTCATGGCTGCGGAAGTTGATGTGGACAACGAGGAACTGTATTGCGCTATCGGCGCACAGCAGCATGACGATCTTCTGGGACAGACTCAGGCCGTCAGCCTTGATTACACCAACAAGCCCGTCTTGGTTGACGGACGCATTAAGGCTTTCATGGGCTTTAACTTTGTTGACAGCCAGCGCCTTGCCCTCTCCGGTACGGATCGAACTGCTGTTTGTTGGGCCAAGTCCGGCGTAACTCTTGGTGTCTTCAATGACATTGAGGCAAAAATCACTGAACGTGACGACAAGTCTTATGCCACTCAGGTTTATGTCAAAGGTACTTTTGGCGCGACCCGTTTGGAAGAGAAAAAAGTTGTCGCCATTACTTGCTCGGAGGCTTAAACAATGGGTACATCATATTCAGTACAAAAGACGAAGTGGGACCAAGATGTTCCATCTACGAAAATCAAGACAAACGAAAACGCTGGACGGGTTCGTATCGCTTATGGACTTTTTGAGGCTGCTTCTACCGCAGTTGGCGATATCCAGATGTTCAACCTTCCGAATGGTGCGCGTATCCTTTCGGGCGAGTTGGTACATGACGCTCTTGGCGGCTCCACCACAGCTTCTGTAGGCCACGCGGCTTATAAGAACGCTGCTGGTACTGTCGTTGCTCTTGATGTTGACGAGTACAAAGCGGCAGCAGCCTCTACAGGCATTGTTACGGTTGACATTGCTGCCACTTCTGCCCTTGGCCGTAACAGTGTTGTTGATGCAGACGATGTTGGTATTCCCATCACCGTTGTAACGGCGGGCGCTGCGGCTACTGGCACCATCGAGTTGACGATGCTGTATGTTGTTGACTGATTAAACTAGGTAACTAGAGGGGAGCGCGTTGCTCCCCTCAAAGCCTACTGGGAGAATATGAATGGCTAATCGTACTTATGATGTTTCTGGAATCGGAGACATGAACGCAATTGCCGGGTCTAATGCTGGATCAGTGACCAACGATGTTAGTATCGTTATTAAAGAAGGCGCAGATCGAGACAATGTTGTTGTAGCAATTAACGCCGTTGCAGACCTAATCGCAGGCAACCAAATCATTATTAATTAACGGGGCTAGACATGCCCAGCACAGTTGATATCTGTAACCTTGCGTTGCAACGGCTTGGGGCAAAGCCAATCTCGTCACTGTCTGATGACAGTACTGCTGCTCGTGAATGCAACCGTGTTTACGATCATGCTAGGGATAGTGAATTGCGCTCGCATCCGTGGAACTTTGCACGTAAGCGGGCATCACTAGCTGCGTCCAGCACTGTTCCTGCGTTTGGTTATAATTTGCAGTATCCTCTACCGGCGGATTTTTTGCGTTTGCTTCCCACAGCGGAACAGGATGATTTTCAGATTGAAGACGGCAACATCCTAACGGACGACACTGCTCCATTAAAGGTCACATACATATACCAACAGACAGACCCTAATGCGTTTGACCAGACGTTTGTTGACTTGCTGGTGTCTCGCATTGCAATGGATTTAGTAGAAAAGCTCACGCAATCAAATCAGAAGCTAATTGCTGCACAAAACCGATATGTCGCGTCTCAGCGTGAAGCACGCAAGGTCAACGCTTTTGAGCGGACGGCACAAGTGCCGCCAACCGATAGCTGGATTACGGCGAGACTTTAGATGGCCCGTGTAGCAGCCATACAGTCTAACTTTAACGGCGGCGAGATGTCGCCGTTAGTCTATGGTAGACCTGACCTTGGCAAGTATACGACCGGCCTTAAAACTTGTCTAAACTTTATTCCTCTGTTGCAGGGTCCAGCACAGCGTAGGCCCGGAACAGGGCACGTTGTTGCAGTCAAAGACAGCAGTAAGGCTGTTCGCGTAGTGCGTTTTGAGTTCAATACAGAACAAGCCTATATTCTTGAGTTTGGAAACCTATACGTCAGGTTTATCAAGGATCGCGGACAGATTTTATCTAGTGGCTCAGTAGTTGAGCTAACCACTCTGTACGTAGAAGCAGACTTGTTTGAGTTAAGTTTTTCTCAAAGCGCGGATATTCTTTACATTACACATCCAGATTATCCGCCGCGCAAATTAGCTCGCCTGTCTGACACAAGCTGGTCAATTACAAACATTACGTTTTCAGATGGACCTTTCTTCAACACAAACGTAACTGCAACTACTCTACTTCTGTCTGCCACATCAGGCTCGGTCAATGTAACCGCGTCGGCAATTACAGGGATCAATGACGGCACAGGTTTCCAAACCACAGATATTGGGCGTCAAATTCGGTGGGAAGACGCAGCGGGAAACTGGACCTTTCTAACTATCACAGCGCGAACTAGCACAACCATTGTTGTAGCAACCATTGACGGCCCCAACGCTTCTGCCGTAACAGCTACAGCAAACTGGCGTCTTGGCGTCTGGTCCACGACTACTGGGTTTCCAGCAACCTCAACATTCCACAAGAACCGCCTGTGCTTTGCTGGAGCTACAGATACACCACAGCGCGTTGACATGAGCCGCACAGGTGACTTTGAAAACTTTGCTCCAACCGACCCTGACGGGACAGTATTAGACGACAGCGGTGCAACTACAACGCTATCAGCCGACACAGTAAACGCTATCCGTTGGATGGCGGATGACGCGAAGGGTTTGATTGTTGGTACTGTTGGCGGTGAATGGGTTATTCGGCCTAACGATAATGGCGGCGCACTAACTCCGTCAAACATATCGGCGTCACGATCAAGCGCCTTTGGTAGTGCTAACATTGCGCCAGCGCGGGTCGGCAACTCGCTAATATTCGTACAGAAGTCAAAGAAGAAATTACGCAACTTGGCCTATCTCTTCGAAGATGACGGTTTTCGCGCTGAAGACATGACGCTGGTTGCTGAACATATTACACAGTCCGGTATTGTTCAATTAGCCTATCAGGCAGAGCCGCAAAGTATTGTGTGGGCTTGCCTAACGGACGGCTCTCTTGTCGGCATGACATACGATAGAGATCAGAAGATTCTTGGGTTTCACAGACATGTTCTGGGCGGCAGTAGCGATGCTTTTGGAATTGCAGCAGCAAAAGTAGAAAGCGTAACTGTTATACCTAACACTGAAGACACAGGTGACGAGTTATACATGGTGGTAAACCGCTACATTAATGGCGCTACCAAGAGATATATTGAGTACATGAAAGGTTTCTGGGACGACGCAATCAACCAAGAAGATGCTTTTTATATTGACAGCGGTTTGTCTCTAGATACTCCAAAAGCAATAACTGCCATTACAAAGGCTAATCCTGCTGTTGTAACCGCAGCAAGTCACGGATTTAGCAATGGAGACATTGTTCGCATTACTGGGGTCTACGGTATGACCGAGGTAAACGGCAAAGTCTATAAAGTTGCAAGCGTGGCAACAAACACATTCCAATTAAACACACGCGCCGGAACCAATATTAACAGTACGGCGTTTACCACTTACCAAACTGGTGGCGAAGCACGAGAGCGAGTTACGACTATTAGCGGTCTTGCTCACCTTGAGGGACAGGTCGTGTCAGTGTTGTCCGAGGGCGCGCCTGTCGCTACAGCAACGGTGTCATCTGGTGCAATTACAGTGGATGAAACCTCTCGGGCTAATGTTGGTCTTGGATATACTTCAGACATTCAAACTCTTCGATATGATGTCGGTGCTAAAAACGGCACCGCCGAAGGCAAGTTGCAGCGCATCACTCGGCTGATTATTCGGTTCTATCAGTCTCTGGGCGGTAAAGTTGGGCCATCTTCTTCTGACCTTGACCCGCTAATCTTCCGGGCGGGAGGGGACGATATGGATGCAGCTATACCTCTATTTGATGGTGACGTTGAGGTCGAGTGGGACGGAGATTACAGTTCAGAGGCTTTGATCTATATTCGACAAGACCAGCCACTGCCAATGACTGTGGAGGCGCTTATGCCACAGTTAGAAACGCAGGACAGACAATGAACGTAGTTTCATATACAGCGGAACATCTGCATCAAGTTGATCTACAGGGCGCACAAGCATATCTGTCTGATTGGGTCACGCCGGATATGGCAGCAGCCTTAGAGAATGAAACATGGTCTTTTACTGCTATGCAGGACAACGGCGTACCCTTGGGCTGCGCGGGTGTTTTGAATATGTGGCAGGGTCGAGGGATTGCTTGGGCATATCTGTCCAAATACGCAGCGGAAGAAAAATTCTTACAGGTACACAGAGCCGTTCTTCGGTTTCTTGATGCTTGCTACTTGCAGCGAATTGAAATGACTGTGGACTGTGATTTCGAGCAGGGCCACCGTTGGGCCAAGATGCTGGGATTTACAATGGAGGCCGAACGTATGCGTGCCTACAGGCCAGATGGCGGTGATGTTGCACTGTAT